GGCGGCCATTGAAAAATTTGAAGGATTCAAACCAGGTAAAATTTATGCTGCTGCCGAAGGCGGCATTGTGAGAGAAAAACTTGGGGGCACCATGGTCTGGGCTGGAGAAGCTGGCCAAGACGAAGCTGTAGTTCCACTGAAAAATGGCAACATACCAGTGAGCTTCACTGGAACAGACAGTATTGCTGAAGCTCTGGGACGTATCACAGATGAATTCAAATCATCATTGACTCAAATGGTCAACAGCATGCGAAACAATCAGCAATCTGTGCTCAATGAAGAAGCATTGGAAATTTTGCGTGGCATAGAATCTGCTACCAAAAACAGTTCTTCAATTCAAGATCAGATGCTGCGTGTTGCGCAGAACTAACGGTAAATAACAGACCATGGCAGAAAACAAAATCGGTTGGAAAAAATATTTCAAAGTCGCAGACACTTCGGGCGTGATGAGCCCTATCTCTGGTAGCAATCAGTTTGGCTTGCCAGGCTATGCAAAAAACGACGGTGGCACCAGCAACACTGATCTTTTTACATTCCGTAACTATGCCAGCCGGCTGCCTGAGGTTTACTCAGGTCACCCCAACCGTGTTGAACGTTATAATCAGTATGAAAACATGGACATGGACTCTGAAATCAATGCCTGTTTAGATATTATTGCTGAGTTCTCTACACAGCTCAATGAGCAAAATCAAACACCGTTTGACGTTAACTACAACGAAGATCCCACTGATCACGAAATAGATATTATCCGCAAGCAGCTGAAGCAATGGGTCAAAATGAACCAGCTGGATCAGCGTATATTCAAACTGTTCCGCAACACTGTGAAATACGGTGATCAAGTGTTTGTGCGAGACCCAGAAACATTTGAACTATACTGGGTTGACATGAGCAAAGTTGCCAGAGTTATTGTCAACGAAAGCGAAGGCAAACGTCCTGAACAATACGTAATTCGCGACATCAACCCCAATTTTCAGAACATGACTGTGGCAGCAAAAACAACCACAGACTACATGACAAACCCTACCACAGGATCTGTGTCTGGCAACACCAACTACACCATGCCCAATGGTGGCTCAGGTGGCGGTGTGGGCAACAGTCGTTTCATGACTGCCATGAACGAGACTTGCTTGGATGCCAAGCACGTGGTACATTTGAGTTTAAACGAAGGACTGGACACATTTTGGCCTTTTGGTAAGTCAATCTTGGAAAACATCTGGAAAGTATTCAAGCAGAAAGAACTGCTGGAAGACTCTATCCTGATCTATCGCGTGCAGCGTGCCCCAGAACGTAGAATCTTCAAGATTGACGTTGGTAACATGCCCTCACACCTTGCTATGCAGTTTGTTGAGCGTGTTAAAAACGAAATGCACCAGCGCAGAATTCCCACTGTGACAGGTGGCGGTGCCAACATGATGGATGCCAGCTACAATCCACTAAGTGTGGGAGAAGACTACTTCTTCCCACAAGGGCAAGACGGCCGAGGCAGCTCAGTTGAGACATTGCCTGGCGGTCAGAACTTGGGCGAAATTGACGACTTAAAGTACTTCAACAACAAAATGGCTCGCGGTCTACGTGTGCCATCTAGCTATTTGCCCACAGGTCCTGATGATTCAGATCGTGCAATGAGCGATGGCAAAGTAGGCACAGCACTGATTCAAGAATATCGTTTCAACCAATACTGCGAGCGACTGCAAAATCTTATTGCTCAAAAGCTTGACGACGAATTCAAAATGTTCTTGAAGTGGCGCGGATTTAACATTGATTCTGGGCTGTTTGATATTAAGTTTAACCCACCGCAAAACTTTGCCAGCTATCGCCAAGCAGAATTAGATACCACACGTATCAATGCTTTTACAGCACTGGAACCTTTGCCCTACATGAGCAAGCGTTTTATGCTAGAAAGATTCTTGGGTCTAAGCGAAGACGAAATTGCAAGAAACGAAAAACTTTGGCGTGAAGAACGTGATGATGTTGAACAACAGGCTCCAGCTGGGTCTGACCTAAGATCAGTGGGAGTAAGCCCAGCCGGCATGGAAAGCGACATCTCCATGGGACAAGACGTAAGTCAAAACATGGTTCCTGCTGGACAAGAAGGCACAGCCGCTGGAGGTGCACCTGGACCGGGTGCTACAATGGCTCCCGGCGGTCCGGGCGGAGCAGCAGGAGTATAAATACCATATGCGACTTACTGAAGTATTTGATCGAGAGCCACAGGCTTACCAAGACTTGTCTGCTGATAACAGTCAAGTCTCTCTTGGCGACCTTCGCAAAACAAGGCTCACACTTCGCCAGCTCAACAAGCTGCGCAAAATGAATGACATCCGATCCTATGAGCAAAAAGAAAAGCTAAAATTGGTGCGTAAACAATACTCACCACCGGCTCAACCTTTAGCTTAAAACAAAATCAATAAAAACACCAGTTTTTGGGGTTAACTCTATAGTTTTTTGACGTGCTTCGTAAATAACAGCACACTTTACCTATAGGAGTTTTCCCTTATGAACAAATTTGAACAATTGATTGAATACGTAATCAATGATGAAGACCAAAAAGCTCGCGAGCTTTTCCATGACATCGTAGTGGCCAAGAGCCGTGAAATCTACGAAAGTATTATGGATGAAGAAGAGCAAAAAGAGCTTGACGAAGCTCAACACGACGATCTTGAAGAAGGCGAAGAAATGGAAGAAGGCGCCATGAACATGGATGCTTCTGACCAATTCATCGACGAAGTTGAAACTGATGAGCAGCAAGACCTAAGCATGGAAGGCGAAGAAGACGACGCTGAAGACGACACTGAAGACGACGGCGAGTTTGCCGGCGGAGATTTTGGCGGTGGATCAGATGGCAGCGAGCCTGCAACCCGTGGCGACATCATGGACTTAGAAGCCAAGCTTGATGAACTCATGGCTGAATTTGAAGATGCCATGGGCGGCGCCGAAATGGGCGACGGCGATGATTTTGGCCCCGACGAAGGCGGCGATGCTATTGAAGTTGATGACACAGAAGAAATGATGCCCATGGCAGAAGCTGTGAGCTTAAAAGCAGCCCCAAAGCCAGTAACTTCCGAAGAAGGCAACATTAACAAGAAGTCTAATGTAGCTGCCAACAGCGGCGCTGCTGGAATGGCTGCTAGGCCTGTACACGCCACTGGCACTGAAGCCAAAGGCCGACCAGCCCCAACAACCAAAGATCTTATCAGCGATTTCCAGAACAAAGCTGGCGCTGGTATGAAGAATTTGACTGCTGCTACCAAGCCACACTTGGCCCAAGCTACTGGTGTCAACACCAAGAGCCCACTACCAGGCGGTCGTAGAGGTTAATTAGATGTCAAAATACCTAAGAGAAGATCTTACATTTAACCAAGCTAACATTCAGGTTCTAGAAGAAGCTGATGTCAGCGGGGGTAAGAATCTTTACCTCAAAGGCATTTGCATTGAAGGCGATAAACGTAATGCAAATGAACGCATCTATCCACGCCACGAAATTCTCAAAGCAGTAGAAACAATCAACGAACAGATCCGCGACGGAAACTCCGTACTAGGTGAAGTGGACCACCCAGACGATCTCAAGATTAACTTGGATCGTGTGTGCCATTCTGTAGAAGGCATGTGGATGGACGGACATGCTGGTTGCGGTAAATTGAAGATTCTACCTACTCCAATGGGTAATTTAATTAAGACACTGTTGCAAAGTGGCGTGAAACTAGGCGTATCCAGCCGAGGTTCAGGCAACGTAGACGACAGAACAGGACATGTTAGTGACTTTGAAATAGTCACTATTGATGTGGTTGCTCAACCCTCAGCACCCAATGCTTATCCCCAGGCAATCTATGAAGGACTCATGAACATGCGTCATGGTCACAAGATTATGGAGATGGCTCGCGGGAGTGGCGACAGTGACAAAGTGCAGAGATACTTGGCTCAAGAAGTAAAACGCTTGATCCAGGATCTCAAAATCTAAGGAGAACCAGGCATGTTTGATGCTATTAAACCATTGCTCGAAAGCGGCCTGATCAACGAAGAAGTCAGTAAAGAACTCAACGAAGCTTGGGAATCTAAACTGATGGAGGCTCGTGAATCAGTTCGTGCAGAACTACGTGAAGAGTTTGCACACCG